TCCGATCTAAAATAGGTTGAACGTAGAGGCTGCACTGAGCGTATTGGCAGCAATCAAAGATGTTCCCGTGTAAGAACCAATTGCCGCCTCAAATCTTCCTAGTGTTGTCGTTGTTCCACTTGTTGCGTATGAATGCAGTCTTGCCGTAGGACTAGAAATTCCAATACCCACGTTGCCGCTTGCGTCTTTGTAAAACTGCCCGCTGCCGAGGTTGACGATGCCTGTGCCGCCCGTCAGCGTGGTGCTGTAAGTGAGGGCCGTGAACGTGCCAGCAGCGGCAGCCGTACCGCCGATGGCCGGTGGGCTTGCCAGGTATGTGCTGAACCCGGTGCCGCTGACCGTGCTGCTGGCGCTCAGGGGCGTGAACGCGCCAGCGGCTGGGGTGGTAGCACCCACGGTCCCGTTGAGCGCGCCAGCGAACGATGTGTTGGCCGTGATGGTCGTGCCGGTGATGGCTGCCGCAGCAGTGCCGCCGATGGCCGGTGGACTTGCCAGGTATGTGCTGAACCCGGTGCCGCTGACTGTGCTGGACGCGCTCAGGGTTGTGAACGATCCCGTGCCGCCACTGAAACCCGTGGTGGCCGTAATGGTCGTGCCGGTGATGGCTGCCGCTGCCGTACCGCCAATGGCAGGTGGGCTCGCCAGGTAAGTGCTGAAGCCGGTGCCGCTGACCGTGCCAGACGCGCTCAGGGACGTGAACGCGCCAGCGGCTGGGGTAGTGCCACCCACCGAGCCGTTAAGCGCGCCAGCGAAGCCTGTGTTGGCCGTGATGGTGGTGCCGGTGATGGCCGCAGCAGCCGTGCCGCCGATGGCGGGCGGGCTTGCCAGGTAGTTGGTAAAGCCCGTACCGCTGACCGTGCTGCTGGCGCTCAGCGTGGTAAACGCGCCAGCCGCTGGCGTTGTGCCGCCAATCGAAATGCCGTTAAGCGATGCTGTCGACGTCAGAGCCAGGCCAGTGGCAGACAGCACCACAACCTGGTTGGCCGATCCGCTGGCCAAGGTAGGCAGCTTGTCAAAACCTGCTGTGACCAGGTCCAACTCATTGCGCATGGTGGCCGATGTGGCCGCTGATCCAGTCGACGGGAATGACCCGTGTGTGTAAAAAGAATTGCTCATCGGAGTCCTCTTCGCGGTGTGTAGTGCAGAATGGCTGAGTTAATTGTGAAGGGCTGAAACTCAGCAGAATCGCTGGCAAGTCTGATAGAAATGTTTTCCGCAGTGCCCCTGACCTCAACCTCTGACGGGGCCAATGTTCGCCCGTCCCAGACAAAATTATCCCAGTAGACCGAATCCCAAAAACTAGCGGCCAGGTTTGTCGCATACGAAGTGGACGTTTCCTGGTTGATCTCGGTTGTTGCGTAGCCCAGGTCATAGCTAAATGCAAACTGGGCGTAGCTGCTTCCGGTAATCTCCAGGGCGGCTTTGCGAAAACGCTTCAATAAACGCGGGCTGCCAATGGCGTTAAACACCAGTGTCAAGCTGGACGGAATAGAGACTCCGTCAAAAGACGTACCGGCGTCAAGCCGGTAAACGTATCCGTTGGTCGACCCAAAGAAAGATGTCTCAGAACCGTCCGACTTTTCGCCCTCAGCCATGCACGCCACCGGGTTGACAAACTGCATTGGCATGGTGCCCATGTACTGCCCGTTGCTGAGTGTCACGTAGATGGCTGTGCCGTCGCTGAAGAAGACCCGGTACTGGCCCTTCTCGCGGCTCACGCCACTGGCCGTTACCAGGGTGCGGTGGTTCTGAATAAACGGGCGGATGTTAAGTGTCAACGAAGCCGAGTCAAAGTTGCCGTAATTTAACGTGGTCGCCATGTTGATGACGCCTCGGTCATCAAAGCTGTAGCTCGCGTTGATGTTTTGGCAACTAAACTCTTTGGCACCCGTGCCAATGTTAAAAGACACCAAGGAAAACGTGGCCGAGCTGGTGCCGTACAAGACCGAAGTGTTGTCGTCTGTGTAGATTGCCAGCGCGCCGGTGGACTGATTACCTGGCTGAATCAAGAACGCGGTCACCGCAGAATTCATGGCAATCTCGCCAGCGCCGATGACCGGGCTCCAGTTGTACTGATCCGCGATGCCGGAAAACTGAACCGAATTGGCAAAGCTAAAAAACAGGTGCTGCTTGTGGACGACAACGTGGTCAGGCGTGTCAATCGTCATGCCAGTGCGGATACGTGTGTAGACGGTTCCATCAAATTCAAAACCGTAGTTGACCCCGTCCGCTCCGTAGACGCGGCTGCCGCCACCAAAGTCGTCAATCCAAACATCGACCCGACCACCCGGCGACAAAGTGATTGCGGCTTGCACGGCTACAGCAAGAGCTTTTGTAACCCCGCCGACGCGGATGTTTTCGCCCGCGCTAAAGTTTCCGGTGACTGACGCAAAGTTGATATACCCTGCTGCCGTGCCAGCAGTCCATGTGCCTGAGCTGACGGCAACGCGGGTGACGACGGCGGTTGCGCCGCTAGTCTGGCCAACGATAGTGTTGCCTTCAAAAATCTCACCCGTGCCAGTGTTAAATTGAAGCTCATACCCCAGGGGCACCAAGACCCAGCCGCTGGTTGTAGATTTGTAAATTGCCATCGCCGTGCCTGCGGAGTTGTTCCGCCATGCATAGACGTCTGCGCCTTTGAAATACGCGACTCCGCAAATAGGCCCGCTGCCTGGAACCGCGCCGATGTCTGCCCGGTATTGCTCAGCGGCCAAGTAGTTGTAATGCGCGGTCAGGGCGTTGGTAACAGTAGCGGTGGCACCCAAGACCGTGACCGTCGTTTTCAACACGGCGCTCACGTAGATGCCCGTGCCCACGGTGAAACCACCGCCAACCGATTTGGTGTAGAAAACGCTGTTGCCGTCAATGGCAATGACCACGCCGGTAATGGTGGCCCCGGAATTGGTGATGATGTTGCCTACGGCCAGGCCAGATGCGTCAGCCACGGTGATGGCCGCAAAGGTGGCGGAAGATGGACTGGTGCGCCCATCGAACCGTTCATACCCTGCGATCCTGGTGTACCCACCAGTGATCGACACCTCAAAGTTACTCGCCTCGGTTGCAACACCTGGGGGAAGGGATAGGGTCGGCGTGACCAGGTCTAGCCCGCCTTGCAGCGTGATAAGTTGGTACTGAACTGCGGGCATGCCGGAAGCCATGTCAGTCCTTACGCTAAAGGTGGGCCGCTGATCAGGGTCGGAAGCTGGTCGATTTCCATTCGCATGTACAAGCGGCGGTATTCAAACTCTCCGCGTGCCATCACTTCAGGCGCGGCTTCGTATCCAGCGTAGTACATCATTGCCCGGTACACGATGGCCATGTGGAAGCGAGCGGGAAGAAGAGGCGTATCGGCATCCGCTGATAAGACAACAGGCTGGGTGTAATACTCGCCGTCGATCACGTAGACGGCGTCTGGTATGGAACCAAATGCCAAGTCTTTGTCTGGCTTGATGGACACAACCACCGGGCGAGCCGTGGTGTTGCGCATGTTTGCGTAACGATACAAGTTACGAAACGTGGTCCACTCCATGTAGTTCAGAAGCTGTTCGTCTGCGTAATTTTGACCGTTGGTGGAAGCACGAAAACTATCGCGTTTCCAGTTACCAAAATCGGTGAGCCCGGCAGTGGAAGCTGAATACTCCCACGTACCGGACACGGTGTTGAAGTTGAAACCCTCACGCATGAACAACCAGTCTTCCTTGCTTGTCTGGATGTCGGTCCAGGCTTGCACGACCCAGGCGACGATCCTGCCGGATTCGCCTGTTTGGCTTTGTGCGGTGGACAGGGCTGGCCCTGACACGCCGCACTCAACGCGGGTCTGGTTGACGAGCTGAAGCAAATTCATTTTTGTTTAAGCCGGTTCGGCCATCACGTTGTTCAGCCAAGCACGCCCACGCGGGTTTTTGTCCTCGACCAAGTCGAACGGGTAGGACAGCCCGTGGCGGGCCACCATGTCGATCTGGTCAGGCGCGGCGGGGTTCAAAGTCCGCTGCGTGTACTTGGTTTCTTTCATGCGCGCCAGGATTTCAACGTACTTGCGTTTGATCGTGGTGGGGTATCCGCGCATGATTGGTTGATTCATGCCATTGCAATTCACAATGACTTGGGG